GCCAAATTATATTTAGGTATTGGTCGTACTTTCCTGCAGTTAGATCGTGGATCTGAAGCCGTTGCATTCCTCAAAATGGCGATTGCAAAAAATGAAAACTGTGGCGGTAAAACTGATCTGAAAAAGGCTGAAAAGCTTTACAAAGAACAATTAAAAAATTCACCTGAACCGATGCTGAATGCTGATGGTTCACAGGTAGTCGATGATCAAGGCAACTTGATGTTTCATCCGACGTAACGAGTGCCCCGCGCCAACCGAGGGGCAGAATTGACGCTGTAATGACATTTTTATGTGTAATTACAAACTCAATTCTCCACCCCTCAACTATTAGAGAATGACAATGACCGGACTAATTGCAAACGGCAACCGCAACAATGAAGAAGTTGTCATCACCAGTGATTCATTTTTCCCTGGCATATCTAGCAAAGCGATTCGTGAAGCATTGCGCTTTGATGGAAGTGTCACTGATCAGCGTTTAATTCCTGCAATTGAATCAGCCATCATTGAAGTCAATGACCAGCTCGAATCCCTGACATCAAAAGCAGCATCACTTGCTGAAATCAGTCCAAAAACCATCACCACTAAAGGTGTGGAAAAGCCCATCACTGAAGTTTTGTATTTTCGTGCCGTTGCAGCAGCTGTTGGTGCTGAACTGACTGAAAAGTATCGTGCTTATGACACCAACAACAATGGTGGCCAAAAAGCAGATGATCTGACACCAACGATTGATGATTACCGTCGAGATCTGCGCTTTGCCATTCGTGATTTAAAAAAAATTCGTCGTTTGAATGTGGAGCTGGTATGACTCAGAAATGTAATTCATGTTTCAAAGGTTTTGATGGACGCAATGGAAATGGCTATCAGCCTTGTTCATGCCTCAAAAAACCTGAATTTGTTCCTGTGCCTGGACCAATCAAAATTGATACACGCTCAAAAAAACAGAACTAGCTTCTGGGAAAGTGGTTTAAATGAAAACTGTTTATGCCATTCAGAATGACACGGTTGACGCAATTTGTTGGCGCAACTATGGACGTTCATCTGGTGTGGTCGAAGCAGTACTTGAAGCCAATCCACACTTATCTGAACAGCACGACACCAATGACATCAACATCACCGGCATAGTCCATGATGACCAGATCCAATGTGTATGACATTTCAAAACTAAAACCACTGACCATGGTACTGCGAAGGGAACCATTGTTGGTGAAGATCAATAAGCGATCCTGATCAGGGCTGAGATCAGGAATCGCGTTGAGCAAATATTCTCTTAATTGATTTGGCTTTTTCATGCAGCTTTTGCACTCTTATAGTTTGGATCGAGGCGGTTCATCACACGTAAAAACTTAGTGTCATAGCCCAGTTTTTTATAGTTTTTGCCGTTATACAGCGAAAAAACGACATGCCAATTTTCTTGACGTAAGGCATCGATGAGCATCCATTTTTTGTCATCGACTTCACCAGACTTGGTTTCACAGTAACGAAGGAATGCTTCAAACTGCAGGCTTTCACTTTGTTCATGCTGTGCTACAAATTCCTGAACAGATGTATAACCTAAGGCTTTCCAATTTTCACGTCCTGCAGTTTTGCATTTGTAGAACGGTCAGTG